GGCGGGATTACAGAAAAAGAGCTGCCATTTTACGTCTTGCCGACCGCGGTGGACTTCACCAATGCCGGTGATGTCGAGAAGCTCAAGGCAACTATCCAGCTGCTTGAAGAGCGAGCAGGGGGTTTCTCTCTCATTGTTGTCGACACAGTGGCCAGGGCGCTGCTGGGAGCTGACGAAAACAGCGCCACAGACATCGGGAAGTTTGTGAAGACCTGCGACGTACTCAAGCAGTCATACAACGCCGCGCTCTTGGGCATACATCACTCAGGCAAAGACGGCAGCAAAGGAATGCGTGGATCGTCTGCGCTCCTGGGAGCTGTCGACACAAGTGTGCAGATCAAGAAGTCAGGCAGCCAGCTCACAGTCGTGACCGAAAAGCAGAAGGACGCAGAGCCGGCTGAGGATATCTTTTTTGAGATGCAGAGCGTTGAGGTGGGCACGATTGGTGGAGACACCAGCGTGTACCTAGAGCGTCTCACAGCGGATCAGGTGGCATCGAGCAGCGCATCGCTGACTGAGACGCAGCTGAAGGCGATGAACTGTATGCGCGACGCAACTGACAAGCATGGGCAGATCAATATGGGCATTGCCAGGGACAGTTTTAATTACTGGCTGGCCGAAAAAGAGGAGATGGATGCCACCGACTCGAAGGTGAAAGCGAGGCTGAGGATGTCTTGGAAACGCGCACTTGATGCGCTTTTAGATGCGAACATCGTCATGTTCGCGGCGGGTCAGAAAACACCGTCTTGGGTGCAGGAGACGAACAGCAGCGAACAAGGAGCGAACAATGAGTAGCCCAGTGTTTACGCGGCTTTCAGCGGAAGCGAACAAAGGCGAACATCGAACGAACATAAAATGGAACGAGAACCCAATGCGAACGAACAGAACAGAACTCTTAGTTCTGTTCGCTGTTCGCGTTCGTTCTGAGGAGAAATGATGAGAGAGTTAAGACAAGAAGAAAAAGCTGCTTATGAGTCGTTTCATCAGGCTGAGGAATACATGAATCGGAAATGGGGTTGGTATGCCTGGCAGAAGATGACGACTCCAGACCTTGCGGCGAAGTATTCAAAGGCACGACAGAAATACATGGATGCGATTGATGGCATTGGTGATCTGGTCAAGTGCTGCGACAACCTGGTCAAAGGTTTGAAAGTGATCGATGGGCAGCTGCTTGAAGAGCGAGAGCCGGCCGATGTGTTTTATCTGACGGCGCGTATCAACAAGAAGAACTATTACTTTGTGTCGGACCCTCTGGACATGCAGCGAATCATCCCGTTGGTGAAAGGCAAGGATCCGATCGTGTACACGCTCGACGAGATCGTGAGGATCATTGAGGCAGATAAGGTCGACGTAGCCGATCAGATCAAGCGCAACTTCCCAGGCGCACATATTCAATCGATAGAGTTTAAGCACAACCAGGAGCAGCTTGACGATGAAATCCCCTTTTAAGGACAAGCCGAACATCAGGCGCTACTCAATCATCCCTGCGAGAGCTATGCAGGATGAGAGACTCAATGGCGCCGCATACAAAGTGCTCGCATGTCTGGGTATGTACGCGAACAGGTACGGCGTGTGTTGGCCCTCACAGATCACGATAGGGCGCCACACAGGCTATGGTCGCGTCCATGTGAGTCGAACCATGGCAGTGCTGATCAAGTGTGGCTATGTACGCAAGCTCGAGACACGGCCGTACCCGAAGCATATCAAGCGTCGGTCAGGCAAGAAGGTGAACCGCTACCAGATCTTGTGGGAAGGCAAAGATCCGATCCCAACCAACGAACAGTTTTGGGCGCCAGCCAAGGTAATTCCTGAGCCTGGAGAGGACGACTTCACTGAGGTAGATACTCATATGCAGTCAGGGGTTCAAGGGGGTTCAAACAAGGACTACCAAGTACTAGCACACGCATTCAGGAAGGCGGTTGAGAAGGCGTGCGGAGCCCATCGGCTGCCTGAGCCGAGCTATCAGGCGGCAAAACTCCTGCATGATCAAGGAGTTACAGTCGATCAGGTGCGTGATCACACGGCTGCATTTGTGCGTGAGGCGCTGGCGAAAGGACGCACCCCGCCATTGACTCTGGACCAGGTTGCGAAGTGGGCAGGGCTGTACAAGAAATGATCAATCTGTCCAATAATTGCGCACAGTTATCCACAGGTTGGAGAACCCCTGTAATATCAGCGACTTACAGAGGGCGGCATGGCGCGTAATCCTTATTATGTTAAAACTTGTGCAGTGCACAACGGCAGGGGCTGTGCATATTCGCTGCAGAAAAAAGGCACCTTACCCCTCCCCCCCGTCGACGTATGCGTGGGGGGATGTCACTCAAAATTTTTCAGAAATCCGCTGGAGGACGTAACATGAAAGACAACATCAACCCATCGCACTACCAACGCGACGGCATGGAATGCATCGACGCAATCAAGGCTGCGGTTCAGAATCTTTCGGGAGCTGAGGCATACTCTACCGGCGCAGCGATCAAGTACCTGTGGCGCTGGAAGGAGAAAGGCGGCAAAGAGGATCTGCAGAAAGCGACCTGGTATATCCGCGATATGATCTCTGACATCGAAGAGATTGAGTACCAGGAAGAGCTCGAAGCTGAAGAGACGCTGCTCGAGATAGCGAGAAAGTTATGACTAAAAAGATCAGTGTACGCGAGGCGCGGAAGGTATTGGCGCTGGGCAGTGAAGACGAGAAAGAGGCAGTCAAACAGGAGCTGCAGGCGATTGCTGCGTCCAATGTGACCGATGTGCTGCAGTGGACACAATCTGGTGGCATGGCGCTTCTTGCGTCGCAGGACATCCCGACGCATGTGCAGAAAGCAATCAAGAAGGTCAAGGTCACGCCCAACCAGTACGGCAATGCAATCGAAGTCGAGATGCACGACAAGCTCTCAGCCTTGCGCGTATTGGCTCGGTATCATGGCCTACATGAACCAAACAGCGACTCAGACAGTCGTCCAAGTATCCTGGGCATCAATTTGAAAGGCCCAGAAGTTACAACCTATGAGGTATTAGAAGATGGCGAGAGCGAAGCAAGCGACGGATCAGAGCCAGAGATCGACCCGACGCCGAAGGGCGACGACGAGCAAGCAGATCTCTTCTGACGAGGCGCTTGGAAGTCTTAACCTAGATTTTTCTGGTGCGCCGACAACCTGGCAATTTTTACATGACGACTCATTTGTGCGAGGACTCATGGGTCCGGTTGGTTCTGGCAAGTCTTACGGCTGTGCAGCTGAGATCATGCTACGCGCCGTCAAGCAGCCGCCATCGCCGAAGGACGGCATCAGGTATAGCCGGTTTGTGATTGTGCGGAACAGTTATCCTGAGCTGCGCACCACCACCATCAAGACATGGCTCGAGCTGTTCCCAGAGAATGTCTGGGGTCCGATGCGCTGGTCGCCACCCATCTCACACCACATCAAGCTCCCTGCTCGCGGCGACGCCGCAGGCGTGGACTGTGAGGTGATCTTCATGGCGCTCGATCAGCCCAAGGATGTGCGGAAGCTGCTGTCATTGGAACTGACCGGTGCCTGGGTGAATGAGGCCAGAGAGCTGCCGTTGGCTGTCGTACAGGGTCTGACCCATCGAGTCGGGCGTTACCCAACCAAAGGCAATGGCGGTTGCCCATGGCGCGGTATCTGGATGGACACCAACCCAATGGACGATGACCACTGGTGGTATCGGCTGTCAGAGAAAGAGCCGGTCAAAGGCAAGTACAAGTGGGAGTTCTTTAAGCAGCCAGGCGGTGTCATCGAGGTGCCGAGCTCTGAGCCGGAAGCTATACCCGCGGCTAATAAGTTTTGGAAGGTGAACCCGAAGGCAGAGAACATCAACAACCTGCCACCTGGTTACTACGATCAGCAGCTGGGTGGTAAGAACCTGGATTGGATTCGCTGCTATGCCGGCGGCGAATATGTGTATGTACAGGAGGGTCGCCCCGTCTGGCCAGAGTACGACGACTCTATGATGTCAGCTGACGACATACAGATTGATCCAACGCTGCCGATACATATTGGCCTCGACTTTGGTTTGACACCCGCGGCGGTTATTGGTCAGCGCACAGCTGCTGGCACATGGAACATCTTGAAAGAGATCGTCACAGACGACATGGGGCTTGAGCGATTTGGTTTGATCCTGCTCAACGAGATCAATGTGCATTATAGCAAAAACGATATATTGGTCTGGGGTGACCCAGCCGGCTCCAAGCGCGACGAGATCTTTGAGGTGACTGCATTCGATCACCTGCGCACCATTGGGCTCAATGCTCGGCCTACG